CAAATACTCAATTTAAACACATCACTTCGGAGAACAGCGAGATTATTACGACAATAAAACAACTAATAACACCCGTTTATTCCAACAATTAGAATTACCAACAATCAAATATGGCCACTTATGTGACTATTGAAGATGTTGAATGTGATTCAACTATTTCGTACCCAAAAGACTCCAGCATACAACAATACTGGATACACTTCAAGTATGATAAAAACCTCTGGTATAATAATACTAGAGACAATGCTGTAGAGAGAATGTTACCAACTATTTCTCCTCGCATTTATGCTCCTTACCTAAGTAAGAGAGTTTATGTCAATCCAAAGAAGCACTGTGTAAAACCTCAAATTCAACGAAAGGTTTATTACCCACTAGTGGATAATGCTCAACAATTTGCTCAAAATAACTTAGCAATAAATTGGGTAAAGCCAGTGCTACAGACAATCAATAAAGAGAGAAGGCGTATTAACACTTTTAAGAAACCTTTTCTAAAACCAAGCTTTCCAAAAGGGGAGAAGATCTATTCTATTTTCGAAAAACCATCTTTTACTCGGAATATTACTTCTTTTTTGCGAAATGAGCCACTACCAATTATGACCCCAATAGATTTCAAAATATGGCAACAATTGCGATTAAAAACTTTTAATACTCCAAAAAATTATAGATCTAATTTTTCTTTGGAGGGATTAAGTGCCATTTTTGATAATTGGATTATGAAATTAATTCAACCATATATTGACAAGCTGAAATTAAAAGTAGATGCTATTAGCTTAGTAGCCTCAATGACAGCTCATATTTTAAGTCTTCTTGATAGTTTCACTAATGGAACTAATTGGGGATTTTTAAAAGTTACTAGCGTCATAGCTAACATAATAGCTATTCTAACAAATATAGCAAAAATACTTATGGATAATGGTATAAAGTTTGCACTAGATACAGTAAAAACTTGGTTAGCATCATGCTTTCCTAGCCTTCAAACATTTCTGTATTCTAGTGAAGTACTACCACAAGATGAAGACCCTCAACCATGGACCGTAGTCACGAAGCGAGGGAAACGCATAAGATCAAATAGTAAAACCGTTGTAACAGGTTTTGCCACTATCTTTTTGATTAGTTTCTTTGTAGGAATATCTGGAACAGGTATTCCTATTAACAAAGTTACTAAATTAGGAGCATACATGACAGCATGTTTGGCAGCTATGAATCTATTTAAAGCAGGTTCAACGGATATAACTAATATGTTTTCTCACTTCATAGAAACTGAATTAGTAGGACAAGCTTTAGTTGCTAAAGATATTTTAGATGAAAGTAATCACTATTTAGCATTACCAACATACAAGTTTTTCTCTGGTGAAGGGTATCCTTTACAGAGGATAAGAGCTCTACCAGATGAAATAACAAATCTATTAGCTAAACCACCTAAGAAAGATGACCCATCTTATAGTGCCTACACATCATTAACTAGACCATTAAGTTTGATTCTGTCATCAATTAATCAAAAATTAGTGTGTTTAAATCAATTAGATGCATGTGATTTAAGACCTATGCCATTAGTTACAGTATTTTCAGGTCCTCCTAATGTGGGAAAATCTATTCTAACACAGTATGTAAGATCTAGAATAGCTAAACATTTAGATATAACACCAAAAGCTTATAATTTAAAAACTAATGGTAAGCATTGGGAAACATGGAGAGGAGAAAAATTTGCATATTCAGATGAATTCTTAATGAACATTAAAGATCCTCTAAATGATATTATGAATGCTTTGGCATCACCCGCTAGGATAAACCTTCAGGGTGCTGACATAGCTGATAAAAAACAGTATGTAGACTTTGTGTCTATTATGCTTAATACTAATGCAGTCGAGACATCCTTACCAGCTTTGAGCACTTTAGAAAAACAATCTAAAGCGCCATTTTGGGACAGACTTAATTGGTTTAAAGTAGAAGACCCAGAAAGACTAGATAGATCAGCTACTAATGCTTATGCAAGAGCAACCCGTAATTTACCAGGGGACTTCTCTAATTTGAAATTAATATTGCATGAGTATGAAAATGGAACTTATAAACCAGTCTTAAAGAATCAGAAATTATTAACTATATCACCAAATCAATTTGCTGATTGGTGTACTAAGGAAATTATTAGTCGCCAAATAGAATGCTTTAAACAAATGCATAATTCTGCTGATGAAGACCTTAAGCCATCAATTACAGAAATGTACTTGGATTATAGAAGAGTACACAATCCTATTTATAGTAAATTAAGTAACCCTTTTTCTCTTAATGATATTCCTTTACCACTTTTATCTAATACTAATGAAACTAGCGTAGAACCATTTGTAGTTAGATTCGAAGGAGACCCAGGAAATGGTAAATCATTTACAAGGCGAGAATTAACAACAACTTTCAAAACACTATTTGATATGCCAGTTCATGTGTACAATGATATTAGAAAAGCCCAAAAGCCAGATACTACGAGTTTTATTGTATTAGATGACTGCATAAAAACCTCTGAAGAACAGAGTATGTATGTAGAATTTTTTAATAGCTTAGCAGGACCTCATATAATTTTAATCATAACCAATGAAATACTGTTAAATAAATCATGGAAATACCCAATGACTGATTGTTACATACCAGTTGAAGGCGGTTTAAACGCTTATGCTAGGCGTTGTGGTGCAGCAGGAAGAATAAAAACTTTAGATAGAACTTTTAGAGTATTAGATGATAGAAATATGCTATTTTCATTTGATAATAGCTTAATTGTAAAACATCCTACTATTGGGAATGTTCACACTACAGAAATTTTAAAGTGTGTAACATCCCAGTATCAATATTATCTAAGAACTAAAGATGCAATGGTAGAAATGACAAGTGAAGCTCCTATAGTAACATACGATCTAGAATTAGAAGCATCAACCTATGCTGATTTGGTATTGGTAATGTCAAGTCCAACTAAAATACTATCAGCTTTAGCCACACAAACAGATGGAGTTAAATTAACTGTTAACCCCTCATTTCTAGTTTTATATAAGAATTTAGATATCAAGGAATTTGTGTTAGCTGAAATACCAACATTTGACAAATTTATGCATTCTGTTAGAACTATGCTATACAAAGTTAGGAGACAATACCCAGAAGCAAAAATTCGAATTAAAGTAGGAGAACATGAATACAAAGTGCATGGCAACAAAATGTTTGTACCTAGTGACATCCACAAAGTTAAAGTGACACAATTAAATGCTATATATGAAATCAGGAATGGATTAGAAGTGTCAATGTATAATAGAGATGATTTAGCCAAAATAATAGCAGATAAAGATTTTGGTAAGATCCCAGCTACTATTCAAGCACATATAGTTGATAATATGGTTAGAACAGTGGACACTAATTTAAGTGACAGAGTTGAGTACTTTAAAGGTATTTCCACAATAAAAACAGCCTCACAAGACAAATCAAGTCTTTTAACACCTACAATTCTAGGAGGAATAGGTATTCTCTTAGGGCTAGCAGGACTTATAGGATTAGCTGTTAACTATTTTTCCAAAGGAAAGTCGAAACATATTAAATCAAATGTTTTTGCTAACTCTGAGGAGTATAATACCTATGTAGAGGACTTAAGAACTTATGAAAGAGCAATGGATGTAGGAGGACCAACGTATATGGATGCTCATAATTTGAAGTATCAAACTAATGATAATTATAGGAGATATGTAGATAGACAAGAAAATGTTTATGACCCAGTTGGATCATCAATGCCAAGTAATTTATACAGTAACACAATGCCTATAGAAGAATTATGGAAACATATGAAAGGTAATGAGAAAGCTAGGGCATTATTGATTTCAGCATTTCCAGAACATCCTTTCATACAAAATAAACGATACATCCTGGAGATACCAAATGTTGTTCAGACACATGAACATAAAGATTTACATTTTGATGGGAAACCATATAAGCACAGTCACTCTTGCGAAGTGTGTCATAGGATTTACCAACACACACACACAAAGAAAACTTTAGACCAATCACTATCTTATGGTAAGCATTTATGTGATACGTGTAGAGCAACTTATAGATCTAATATGGTTGATAAAAATATGAGAGTTAATAAGCGATTTGATGATTATCAGCAAATAGCAGAAATGTGTCAAAAAAATACTATTTCTTTAGGAAATAATTATGGATTAATGACTCATGACAGATATGGTATTACAGTGGCTCATTGCTTTGCTTTTACAAATAAAATTAGAGCTAATTTTGTGACACCTTTAGGACCTGTAACTTGCGATGCTGTTGCGTATGCAATTCATCCGGAGACAGATAAAGCTTACTTTAAACTAGAAGGCAGACAAGTTCCAGCATTTAAAGATATTAGGAATCATTTCTTGGATGAATATGAATATGGAACCTATAATAATGTAGCTTTTGTAAGATCATTAGACATAATTTCTATTATACCTGGTCAAGCCACTTTAAAACCCAAAATTAGGATTAAGGAGACGAATGAGTCTTTACCGACAGTGGGATTAGTTCATGATAAAGAACAACAATTTGAATACATACCAACATACATGACGTCTATGGAAGATGTCATCTTACATGGTGATTGTGGTTTACCTTTGTTATTAAAAACTAGAGACAGAACAGTTATAGCTGCAATACATAATGGTGTGGGAGAATATGATGCTTTATTTTCACTAGTCACTAAACCAGACTTAGAAAAAGCTCTTAGGTCCAATGTTAATAGTAAACTAGTCAATAATGAACTAATAGATAAATTTCATAACATTAAAGAAGTTTATGTACCAGAAATTTTGTTATCAGCGCTACAATATTGTGAACCAAGTGCGAGACAGGTTAATGGAAACAGATTTAAAGTTTATGGCGATAATCCTAGATTTAAAACTTATGATATTCGGAATACACGCAAGGATCATGGTATATTGCTTAAAGCACCAAATTTAAATAATTTAACAGATGCAAGACCAGCAGCAATGTTTCCAGAAGATGTGATAGACCCAAGTAAATTGTGGCGAGATCAAGATGGAAAAATTGATATTGGTTTCACTAATATAATGCACATATTTGAACCACCAATAACCCCAAATCTAAATAAAGAAGCTTTCGAAATAATGACTAATATATATTGTGATTATATCCAAACTAATTTTTCTAAATTTAATATATTATCAGACTCAGAAATGATAAATGGCTTCTATCAAGAAACTCATAAATTAGTTGATGGAGTAGCCCCACTTAAAATGGATTCTAGTGCAGGACCCATTTATAAGCATTGCCATAATATTAAAAAGAAGGGCGAATTATTTGTAAATGTTAATGAAAATCTCAAGGGTAGACCACACTATAAATATGCTAATACTATTTTAGCGAAAGATTTGGAGAAACAAGTAAATATAGAATTGGAACTCATATTACAAGGGATACCAGCACTACAAGATATGGAGTATCATAAGAAAGTTGAACTAAGACCAAAAGCTAAAGTGGCTGAAGGGAAAACAAGGTTATATTCCTGCTTAGGAGTTAAAGGTACACTTATAATGAGGAAATTGTTAGGCTCTTATATAGGGCAGTGTTACCATAATAGACAACACTTATCATCACAACTAGGTATCAACCCATATACGGAGTTTACACATGTGGAGAAAGAGATGGCTAGCCTAGATAATGAGTATTACCATGATATGAAACTAGATCATGAAAAATTTGATAAAATGGTTAAATGGCATTGTTATGATGTATTAGCTAAGGCACTTGGAAATCATTCAATAGACTTAACTTATGAGAATTACAAAACCTTGTTCATAAGTATAGTTAGCTCTATTTGTATTTATGACACTACATTTTTCCAAAAAATAGATGCTGTAGACTCAGGTATAGCAGGCACAACGGTTATTGATTGTGCTGTAGTTAAGATGAAAAACTACTACATTTATGCTAGATGCCTACAAAAGAAATATCAAGTCATACCACAGGTCATGCTAACAACTAGAAAAGCAGAAGATGTAGTGCGCACTAAATCATATGGAGATGACGATTATTCTAAACTTAGGAAAGATATGGTATCCAAAGAAGATATCTTTAGTTTTACTAGAGAATTTGGATTTATTGTAACTGAAAGCGGAAAAGGTAATTCAGAAGAAGATAATACATTCATGTCTAGGAAAATTGAATTAACACCAGAAGGTGTGTGCTACCCTAGTCTTAAGAAAAGCTCAATTAATAGAATGTATCAATGGGTGCCAAGTATGTCCAAAGACCAAATAGCTCTCAATTGGAATGCAGCCTTATGGGAGGCAAGTTTGTGGGATGAGAAATATTTTAATGATGTAGTTTCTGACTTACGATCTTTAAATGATAGGTATAAATTAAATGTACTCAAACTTCTGTTTCCTCCCAATTTTAAACAAGTCAGAAATATGTTTTTTGAATATGTGAGGTATAGAGCCCCATATGGTAATAGAGTTTTACGGAAAACTCTACGAAACCAAGATGTATTAGAAAATTCAAGTATAATAGACATAGAAAGTTTATCAAAATTTACTTTTAAAAATATTCAGTCAAATTCTAAAATGAATTCTCTAGAAAGTACTAGCAATCCAGTATCGTGGTATAATGAGCTTCAAATGAAGCCATTTTTCCGAGATATGAAATTAGAAACTACATATGAGAAGAAAGGAGAAGACCATATTCCAACATGGTTCTGTACTATAGAGTGGAAGTTTCAAGACTATGACAAAATAATAGTTAATAAAGCTTCAGAGAAGAAAATGGCACAACGATTAGTTTATGAAGAGTTAAAAGAGTTCATAATTTTGATTTTCCCAGACCAGTTCCCACCAACACCTATTATCACCACTGTGAGCAGTGAGGATAGTACTCAAGAAAAACTAATAAGATCAAATTCAGCTATGCCGAATAATGATAATAACTTTGGAACATCTGTTAATCCTGTTCAAGCAGGAGGAGGAAATATGTCAACACCTAATTTTGTTCCTCCACCACCACCACCTAACCCTGTAACACCACAAAGTATTGATAGACCAACAGATCCGCAAGTAGTTGCAAATATTGATATGCCATCACAGAAAGCAGGTATGGTTCAATTAATTGGGCCATTGGATACTTCTTTTTATAACGTCAACACAAGGAACTTAGTTCATCATGCGTATCAAGATTTGGACTCAGATCAATTAATTGTAGTTAATGGATCAGATCAACCAGGTAAAATTATAGCTACTATACCTTATGGCCCAAATCCATATTTAAACCCAGCAGCGAAAACTTGGTTAAGCCTTCATAAATATTTTGGAGGGTCTATAGACTATACTATTCATCAAGCTGCAGTCCCTATGATTAAGGGAGAAATAATTTGGGCTTATATGACAAGAACACCTAAGCCTAATGAAATAATTAGGATGGCTGAGTTGCAAAAAATTGATTGGAACACAGATGCAGTTAGCGGGACTAATGTTTTCACTCATACTTTGTATGATAGAAGACGAGAAAAGTTCTACAGGGCTATGTCTGACTTTCCAGGAGATGATGATTTTAGAGCAGAATTACCATGTATAGTAGGCGTAGTTCACATAACACCTGAAAACCAGTTTCCTGAAGGGACAAGTCAAATAACTTTTAGAGTTAGATCCAAGTTGAGTTCGATGGGAGCATTTCCATTTCAGGCTTTTGACGTTGATTTTAATAATTTGGACACAAATGCATTACTTTTCAGTACACCATTGAACTCTTTGTTAAGTGTCCAACCAGATAAAAAATTTTATATTTCAACTGATGGTAATACTATTCCTCTAACACCAAAAACAGTTTATACAGATCAAATGGATTATAATCCAGATATAACTATGTTTAGTATGACACCTTTAGGAGATTCAGGGATTGGATTTGGATCTACAGCATTGGAACCTTACACAGACACATTTTATCAATGGTATGTGTTTTGTTCTGATAAAGGTAGGCTCCTAAGACGTGGTAGTATGGATGGTACAACACCTAATGTAGGTATGTTTTCTCCAATAACACCAACTTTCACTGGCGTGTTTGATAATGAAAAGCCATTAGTAGTTTATGATTATGAATTACCATCTCCACAACCAATTTCGACTTACTTTACTTATGTGGATACAGATTTCGGAGGAGAAATAACAAAAATAAGACTAATAGTATTTCAAGATTGTTATATTCTAACTATATTAGCCACTAAGCAAGTATTAGCTGGAGCAGTGTCTTTAGTTGGTTATGCTTCTGGTATTGATAGTGATGCGGAGATGCCAGGATTACCACCTGCATTGATAGTTAGTTATTCCTCAGCTGTTCCAGAACCTAATGGGTTTAAGAGACTGTGTATGTGGCCTTCAGCATTACCTAATGTATCTGGGCCAACAGCACCATTTCAAACAGTGCCTCATATACCAGCTTTGAGGAATAGGTTAGACTACGAATGTCAAATCAAAAATACACCATGTATTGACTTTACAATGACTAATAGGTTAAATGGTGCAGCAGTTGCTTATGTTAGATATGATTCCTTAACTAAGGAAATGTATATAAAATCAACAACAGAATTTAATCATGCTGTTAGTGTAGTTACAAGTGATAATATAGATATAAACTCGATTGTGCCCTCTACGATGTCTAATAATTTACAAGTTACCAATGATACAGGTTATTTACCAAGATTTGTCGCGCGAGCTGATAATTATTTTAAACAAGCAAAACTGTATCGTTCTAATTTTTGGCAAGCATTAGCAGGCATTGGAGGGGGTTTACTACAGGGAGTAGGTCAAGGTATTAATGCTCATGTTGATCGAAAGCATCAAATGGCAATGCAAAATGATAGGCAAGAGTTTGAAGCAGAAATGTTTGGAGCTATGCAAGGCCATCAAATGAATATGATTAACACCAATTTTAATAACAATGTAGCTTTGGGTGGTATAATGCATGAGCAAAGAAGAGATATCACCAATTTACAACACACAAACAATATGGGTTATCAAGCACAGCAATTTGCTAATGACATAGTGAAACAGGGGAATGAGTTCGATTTTCGTAAGAGAGCTCAACGACAGGACTATTTGTTCCGTTTGGGGATGATGAATGCCGGGTCCCGACTGAAACGGCTTCGCGACGCAATGGCCGCCGCCGGGGCGGGAGCCTATCTCGAAACGCATCTTCCCAACATCTACTACCTGTGCGGATTCTCGGGCGATTCGGGCGCCTTGCTGGTCGATTCCGGCTCCGC